GCATCGCCCGTCCACCAAAAATAGCCCCGGAGGGACTTTTGGCAGAACCTTTCTGTTCCTCCACGGCCAAGAACCCCCTCACAACCACTCCAAAGCCCGGTAGAAGGGAGTTGTAACCATGTCGCGGAATCGTGGGGGCGGCAGTTCCAGGCCTCTCCGGCCCGCTACAACTCCTGCGGGTCGAGAGAATCAGCTCATCTCCCTGGCTTACGACCTCGTCGAACAGCGAATCAGAGACGGGACGGCCACCTCTCAAGAGGTAACTCACTTCCTCAAGCTCGGTTCATCAAGAGAGCAACTCGAGCAACAGCGGATCGAACACGAGAACAGGCTCCTCGAGGTCAAGCGCGAAGCCATCGAGTCCCAGAAGGCAGTGGAGATCATGTATAAGGATGCTCTCAACGCCATGCGTACTTATTCTGGGCAAGATCCAGTGAATACGTCGGGCGAATACGATGAATAGGTCGTATTCAGAACTCAGGCGACTGGATACGCACGAAGATCGTTTCGAATATCTCGCCCTGCGCGGCAAGGTCGGCGAAATGACATTCGGCTTCGACAGATACCTCAACCAAGAGTTTTATCGGTCCACTCAATGGCGCCAGATACGCGATCACGTTATTGTCAGAGACAATGGTTGTGATTTGGGCGTCGACGATTACGAGATCCACGACCGGATCTATATCCATCACATGAACCCGATGACTGTCGAGGAAATTGTCGATGGAGACCCGAGGATTCTCGATCCCGAGTTCCTCATCGCAGTAACTCATCGAACGCACAACGCCATTCACTACGGCGACAAGAGTCTACTCTCCCGGCCTCTTGTCGAACGTCGAGCTGGAGACACAAAACTATGGTGAACAACGACGAGGCCCCTCAGACCCCGGTCGAGTGGCCCAACAAGCAGGATGTCGTCGACGGAGTCATCCCCACGAGGCTGGTCGACCAGACCCCCGATCTCTTCACCAACATCACCGACCACACCTCCGTCGAGATGAAGGGCTGATCATGTTCAACAGCGTCAACGACGCCATCACCTCGGTCCTCAACCAGCTCCGAGGCGCCCTCGGAACCGGTGAGAACCCGCCCGGCTCAAACCACAACTTCATCACCGACTGGTACAACGAGAACGTCGACGCCATCGGCAACGGACCCTGGTGTGAGATGACCGACACCTGGGCCATGTGGACCGGCGGATGCGCCGCCCTCAAGAAGGGTCGTGCCTACACCGTCTACGCGGCTGAGGACGCCGAGAGCGGCACCGACGGCAGCTCCTGGAACTGGGGTACCGCCGGGATGCGGGCTGGCGACCAGGTCTACTACGACTGGGGCGGCGCGAAGGGCGACGTTCAGGTCATCGACCACACCGGCACCGTCGAGAAGATCAACGGCGACGGGACCTTCTACGTCCTCGAGGGCAACATCAGCGACCAGCTGCAGCGCGTCCTCCGAGACTCGACCTACGTCGTCGGCTACGTCCGCTTCGACTGGAACCGGGTCGTCAACCAGGCCCCCTCCACCCCCTCCCCTTCGACCCCCTCCCCCGGTCCGGCGCCTCTGGTCGTCGACGGGCAGCTCGGTCCGCAGACCATCCGTCGCTGGCAGCTGATCATGCTCACTCCGGTCGACGGCGTCATCTCGACCCCCAGCGAACTCGTCCGAGCCGTGCAGAGCTACCTCAACTCCAAGATGAACGCCGGTCTCGTCGTCGACGGCATCGGCATCTACCAGGACGGCCACGTCTACAAGACCGTGCTCGCCCTGCAGCAGTACCTCGGCACCACCCAGGACGGATGCATGTCCTCCCCGGTGTCCAGTGTCGTCAAGGCTCTGCAGCAGCGCCTCAACACCGGCCGCTTCTAGCACCTGAAGGAAGTTCCCCACGTGACCGACAGCATTTTGGACAGTGCCAAGAAGGTTCTCGGTGTCGGCCCCACTGACACGTCCTTTGACCTCGACATCGTGATGCACATCAACACCGTGTTCTCCGTGCTCAACCAGTTGGGTATCGGTCCGGACGCCGGCTACATGATCGAGGACAACACGGCCACGTGGGGAGCCTTCATAGGCACCGATCCCCGGCTCAACTCCGTCAAGACTTACGTCTACCTTCGAGTTCGCCTCCTGTTCGATCCCCCGACAACCTCGTTCGTCATCGACTCGTTGACGAAGCAGATCCAAGAGCTCGAATGGCGCCTCAACGTCAAACGGGAAGGAGAATCATGGACCGATCCGCTCCCGCCGCCACCGCCGACACCCTCGACCTGGTGGGGCGAGTTCTAGAACACCACGGTGTCAGAGGAATGAAGTGGGGCGTTCGCAAGAGCCGTTCTTCTTCCGGTGGCGCCGAAGGCGAAGGCAAGGCCTCCAGCGATCACAAGGTCGCTTCCTCGCTCAAGAACCGGATCGAGAGCGGTGGTGTCAAGAACCTGTCAAACGAGGAGCTTCAGAAGCTCGTAACTCGTATGAACCTGGAACAGCAGCATCGCAATCTCACGGCGAAGGAGCCCGGGAAGTTCTCGAAGGGTCATCAGGCCATCAAGGAAGTCCTCGGCGCCGTCAAGACCGCCAATGACATCTACAACACCGGTAAGGCCGTCAACAAGACCTACAAGGAGATCAAGGGCGCGGTCAACTCCGCTCGAGGTCGTTCTGGCGGAGAGTAGGCGAATAGGCGATGGCTCTATCGAACACGGCGACTCCGGTCTACTACGCTCAGTTCCGCGAGGCAGTAGTTCGTGGGGAGATTCCTGTTAATCGGGAGATCTCTATGGAGATGAACCGGATCGACAAGCTCATCGCCAACCCGAACATCTACTACGACGACAGAGCGGTAGAGGGTTTCTTCCTCTATTGTGAGAACGAGCTCACGCTCACCGACGGCAGCGATCTGCACCTACTCCCATCGTTCAAACTGTGGGCAGAGCAGATCTTCGGTTGGTATTACTTTGTCGAACGGAGCGTATACCAACCGAACGATGATGGTCATGGCGGAACGTACGTCAACAAAACGATCAAGAAGCGGCTCACCACAAAGCAATACCTCATCGTTGCTCGAGGTGCGGCTAAATCGATGTACGCCGAGTGCATACAAAGTTACTTCTTGAACGTTGACACGGCCACGACACATCAAATCACAACCGCACCAACGATGAAGCAGGCTGACGAGGTCATGTCGCCTTTCAGAACTGCCATCACCAGAAGTCGTGGGCCCTTGTTCAAGTTCTTGACCGAGGGGTCACTCCAGAATACCACGGGCTCCAAAGCGAATCGTGTGAAGCTGGCATCGACAAAGAAGGGCGTCGAGAATTTCCTCACCGGTTCGCTCCTTGAAGTACGACCCATGGCGATCAACAAGCTGCAGGGTTTGCGCCCGAAGATCTCGACAGTCGACGAGTGGCTTTCTGGCGATATTCGCGAGGATGTTGTTGGGGCGATTGAGCAGGGTGCGTCGAAGCTTGACGACTGGCTGATCGTCGCCATTAGTTCCGAAGGAACGGTGCGCAACGGTAGCGGCGACACCATCAAGCTGGAACTGGCCGACATCCTCAGAGGCGATTACCTGGCGCCGCATATCTCGATCTGGCATTACAAGTTGGACGAGGTCGAAGAAGTCGCCAACCCGGCGATGTGGTTGAAGGCAAATCCAAATCTCGGCAAGACGGTGACCTATGAAACCTATCAACTCGACGTCGAACGAGCAGAGAAAGCCCCTGCTGCACGGAACGACATCTTGGCTAAGCGGTTCGGGCTACCGATGGAGGGTTATACCTATTTCTTCACCTACGAGGAAACGCTACCTCATCGTCAACGTGAATTCTGGCAAATGCCTTGTGCTCTCGGTGCAGACCTATCCCAAGGCGACGATTTCTGTGCGTTCACTTTCCTCTTCCCTCTCCGAAATGGGTTTGGAGTAAAGACCAGAAGCTACATTACGTCGTTGACGTTGATGAAGCTTCCCGGAGCAATGCGGCAGAAGTACGACGAGTTCATTAAAGAAGGTAGTCTTCACGTTCTCGAGGGAACTGTCCTCGACATGATGGAGGTTTATGATGACCTGGATGCCTTCATCCAAGAATCGGGGTACGACGTACGTGCTCTCGGTTTCGACCCGTATAATGCTAAGGAATTCGTCACTCGGTGGGAAGCTGAGAACGGTCCTTTCGGAATCGAGAAAGTCATTCAGGGCGCCAAGACGGAATCCGTTCCGCTCGGTGAACTGAAGAATCTCAGTGCTGAGCGTCTGCTCATATTCGATCAGACACTGATGACTTTCGCCATGGGTAACGCCATCACCATGGAAGACACGAATGGTAACCGGAAGCTTCTCAAGAAGCGACAGGACGCCAAAATCGACAATGTCTCCGCGATGATGGATGCCTACGTAGCCTACAAGGCCAATAAAGACGCCTTTGAATAGCCAGAAAGGAGGTGACACATGGGAATTCGTTCATTTGTGAAGCACGCTTGGAACGCATTCACCAATTGGGATGAAAATTATCAGCAGAGCGCAGGATACGCTGCTGGTTACACTTTTGGTGTTCGTCCTGACCGAACTCGACTGAATTTGTCCAATGAGCGTTCAATCATTGGCGCAATTCTGACACGTTTGGCGATCGATTCCGCCGCAGTGAGGATGAACCACGTCCGAACCGATCAGGACGGCAACTACAAGGAAACCATCCAGAGCGGTTTGAACAACTGTCTAACGATCGAGGGTAATGTCGATCAGGCTGCCACTCAACTCCGTCAGGACATCATCATGACGCTCTTTGACAAGGGTGTGGTGGCGATCGTTCCAGTGGACACGACGATCAACCCGATCAACTCCAACGCCTACGACGTACTGACGATGCGTGCTGCTGAAATCGTGGCCTGGTTCCCCGACAAGGTTCGAGTCGCTCTTTACGACCAGGACGCTGGCTATCGACGCCAAATCACTCTACCCAAGAACATGGTTGCCATCGTCGAGAACCCGCTCTACCAGGTCATGAACGAGCCCAATGGAACTCTCCAACGGCTCATTCGGAAGCTGAACATGCTGGACGCCGTGGACGAGGCATCCAGTTCCGGCAAGCTCGACATGATCATCCAGTTGCCTTATGTCATCAAGTCTGAGGCCCGTCGACAGCAGGCCGAACAACGTCGTAAGGACATCGAGTTCCAACTCAAGGGCAGCCAATACGGTATCGCCTACACAGACGGAACCGAGAAGATCACTCAGCTCAACCGACCGGCCGATAACAACCTCCTCGACCAGATCCAGTATCTGACGGCGATGTTGTACAGCCAGCTCGGGATCACGGACACGATCATGAACGGCACGGCCAACGAAGAGGCCATGTTGAACTACAACAAGCGCACGATCGAGCCGATTGTCGTTGCTGTAAGCGAAGCGATGACTCGGACGTTCCTGTCCAAGACGGCCAGGACTCAGGGACAGTCCATCGTGTACTTCCGTGACCCGTTCGCTCTCGTTCCGCTTAGCGAATTCGCCAAGATCGCCGACATGCTGTCTCGAAACGAAATCGCGACCCCGAACGAACTCCGTTCTGCGATCGGTCTGAAGCCGTCGAAGGACCCGAAGGCCGACATGTTGCAGAACAGCAACATGCCGACGCCTAAGCCACTGCAGGCCGCACCGAGAGCGCCGTTCCCCCCGAACACTCACATCCAGCAGCTGGCGACACGTCAGATACCCCAACTTACCTCAGGAACAGGAGGAAACAGTCAAAATGGAGCCTGACTTCAGTGGCTGGGCCACCAAGGCCAACCTCAAGTGCTCCGACGGTCGAACCATCATGACGGACGCGTTCAAGCACATGGACGGTCAGCAGGTTCCGCTCGTCTGGCAGCACGCCCACAGCTCTGCCGAGAACGTCCTCGGTCACGCCATCCTCACCGCGAAGCCCGAGGGTATCCGAGCGGACGGCTACTTCAACACGACGAAGGCCGGACTGGACGCCAAGCAGCTCGTCGAGCACAAGGACGTCACCTCACTCTCCATCTACGCCAACCAGCTGGTGGAGAAGAGCAAGAACGTGATCCATGGTCAGATCCGTGAGGTCAGTCTCGTACTCGCCGGTGCGAATCCCGGTGCCAAGATCGACTTCGTCAACGTCCGACACAGCGACGGCACCTACGACGAACTCGAGGACGAAGCCGTCATCACCACCGGTAGCGATCTCTTCCATGACGACGCCGGAAACCAGCAGGGCGACAACGGTGTTACCTCTCCCAATACCGTTGCCGACTTCTGGGACTCGCTGACCCCCGATCAGCAGGACACCGTCGCCTACATCGTCGAAGAGGCCGTCAAGAACGCCCAGGAGGGCGGGGATCCTGACGGCGACGGCGATGTGGACGACACCGCTAAGGGCGTGGTCGATGACCAGGCTGCCCACTCCGACAACAAGCCCGGCGAGGGCGACCTCAGCCACAAGGAAGGAGCCGACAGCATGTCGCGCAACGTGTTCGACCAGACCAACAACGGCGGTACCGCCGTCAAGGACAACAAGTACGCCCTGTCGCACGCCGACACGAAGACCCTCTTCGAGAACGCCAAGAAGTGCGGCTCCTTCTCGCAGGCGCTGGACTCCTACCTGGAGACCAACGCCGAGGTCGGTGAGTACGCGCTGCAGCACGGCATCGAGCCGATCGACGTCCTCTTCCCGAACTTCCAGAACCTCACCAACACGCCGCAGTTCCTGTCGCGGCGCATGGAGTGGGTGGACGGCGTCCTCTCCGCCACCAGCAAGTCGCCCTTCTCGAACGTGCGAACCATCACCGCCGACATCACGATGGACGAGGCTCGCGCCAAGGGTTACATCAAGGGCAACTACAAGAAGGAGGAGTGGTTCCAGGTCTCGCGTCGGACCACCGGACCCGCCACCATCTACAAGAAGCAGAAGCTCGACCGCGACGACATCATCGACATCACCGACTTCGACGTGGTCGCGTGGATGAAGGCCGAGATGATGGTCATGCTCCGTGAGGAAATCGCCCGCGCGATCCTCATCAGCGACGGTCGCGACATCTCTGACCCGGACAAGGTCCAGGACCCGCTGAACGCCGCTTCCGGCAACGGCCTGCGCTCCATCGTCAACGAGAACGACCTGTTCAAGACCGACGTCTACGTCAACATCGGCGACGCGAACAGCAGCATGCTCGAGGTCCGCGAGGCCATTCTCCGCGCCTTCCGCTACTACAAGGGCACCGGCAGCCCGACCTTCTACACCACCATCCCGGTCGTGAACAACCTGCTCATGACCAAGGACCAGATGGGCCGGTACTACTGGGACAACGAGACCCAGCTCGCCACCGCTCTGGGCGTCAGCCAGATCGTCAAGGTCGAGGTCATGGAGTCCATGCCGAACCTGTTCGGCATCATCGTCAACCTGTCCGACTACAACGTCGGTGCCAACAAGGGCGGCGAGATCTCCAACTTCGACTTCTTCGACATCGACTTCAACCAGTACAAGTACCTGGCGGAGACCCGCCTGTCGGGCGCCCTGACCAAGCCGAAGTCGGCCCTGGTCATCTGGAGCACCGCCTCCAACGCCGTCCAGGTCACCGCGACCAAGCCGACCTTCAGCCTGACCACCGGCGTCGTCACCATCCCGACCGTCACCGGCGTCACCTACATCAACGCCGACACGGGTGCGACCCTCACCGCTGGCGCGCAGACCGCTCTGACGGCCGGTCAGTGGCTCAACGTCCGCGCCGTGGCCAACACCAACTACTTCATCGAGGAGACCGGTGCACTCGCCTCGGTCTGGAACTTCATGATGCAGGGCGTCCAGACCGGCGACACCGACTGATAGGTAGCCATGGCAACGAAAAGGTTCTACGGAAAGATCGGCTACGGCCAAACTGTGGAAGCGTCCCCTGGCGTTTGGAAGGATGTCATCACCGAGTTTTCTTATTTCGGTGACGTCATCCGAAACTCACGTCGAATGGACAACGGAGCGAAAGTCAACGACGATCTCTCCGTGAGCAACTCCATATCCATCGTCGCGGATCCCTACGCCAACGACAATTTCTTTGCCATGCGCTACGTCGAGTGGGCGGGGGCTTTGTGGGTCGTCAGTAATGTCGAAGTGCAGAGCCCCCGTCTCGTCCTGACGCTTGGGGGTGTCTACAATGGGCCAAAGGCCAGCGCTCCAAGCGGTCCTTGAGGAGATTCTCGGTAGCGGGAACGTCTACTTCCAGCCACCCGCAAGCGTTCAGATGCAATACCCGTGCATCGTCTATCAGCGATACAACGCGGTTTCGACATTCGCGGACGACATGACGTATCTGCACACCAAGCGCTATCAAGTGACCGTAATCGATCCCGACCCGGACAGCCAAGTCCCAGACAAGGTCGCTGCACTCCAGTTGTGTAGTCGGATCCGCTTCTTTGTCGTGGACAATCTCAACCACGACGTCTTCTACCTCTACTACTAGGAGAGCAAATGACTCAGCTCACCTGGGACTCGATCGGCAGTCGCTTCTACGAGGCGGGCATTGACCGAGGGGTCCTCTACCTCCCCGACGGCAACGGGAATTACACCAACGGCTACGCGTGGAACGGCCTGACCAAGATAACCGAGAAGCCCACCGGCGCCTCGGCGAACCCTCAGTGGGCCGACAACATCAAGTACCTCAACTTGATCTCCACCGAGCAGTTCGAGGCCGACATCGAGGCCTTCACCTACCCGGACGCGTTCGCCGCGTGCGACGGCACGTCTCAGCCTGAGCCTGGCGTCTCCATCGGCCAGCAGCCGCGCAAGCTGTTCGGTCTGGCGTACCGCACCAAGGTCGGCAACGACGTCGATGGCTCCAACCACGGCTACAAGATCCACGTCGTGTACAACGCCTTCGCCACCCCGTCGCAGAAGGTCTACGAGACGATCAACGACTCGCCCAAGGCGATGGCGTTCGCATGGTCTGTGACCACGACCCCGATCAGCGTCCCCGGCTACCAGCCGACGGCCACCATCGTGATCGACTCGACCAAGGTGTCGTCCACGGCTCTGGCGACGCTCGAGCAGTTCCTCTACGGCACTGCGGGTACCAACCCGTCTCTGCCGCAGCCGGTGGACCTGCTGGCGCTCTTCTCCGGCACCGTGACCCAGGTCGCTCCGGTGGCTCCGACCTACAACTCGACCACCAAGGTCATCACCATCCCGGTCGTCACCGGCATCACCTACGAGATCAACGGTCTGGCCGTCACCGGCAACGTAACGATCACGCAGGACACCGTCGTCAACGCGGTGCCGAACACCGGCTACAAGTTCCCGCTCGTCACCGACAGCGACTGGTTCTTCTCGTTCACGTAACGAGAACTGACAGGAGACCAGAGAGTGCTTACCATAGCGGTCCCGTTGGCCGAAGGGTTCAACGATCAGACCAACGAATTCGTCACGACTTCGGTTTTCGTACTCGAGATGGAGCACTCTCTGGTCTCTTTGTCAAAATGGGAGTCGTTCCATGAGAAGCCGTTTCTCGTAGACGATGCCAAGACGCCAGAAGAGATTCTTTGGTACATCCAAGCGATGACGCTCACGCCAAATGTCCCGGAGGAGATCTACTACAAGCTGAGCGAAAAGAACGTCGAGGACATCAACGCCTACATCGGCGCTACGATGACCGCTACATGGTTCAACGACCAGATCCAGAAGCGAAGTCGAGAGATTGTCACCGCCGAGATCATCTATTACTGGATGATCGCTTTGAACATCCCATTCGAATG